AAGCTCCTCGGTGTCACTCCTCAGCAAGTCCGGCGGTATGCTCGTGAAGGTATTCTAGCAGCCTACCTTCCAGAAGGCAGCAAGCTGGGCAGTGAACAGTTCTATAACATCGACGAAGTACGGGAGTGGGCCAAGAAGAAGAGCGAGAAAGTAAGCATCCACAAGGTCTACGCCATCTCCGTGAGGGCTGAGGCTATCGCCCAGTCCAACCGTAGAGAGATAAACCGCCTACGGATGCTGACGGGGTGCAACCTAACCCCAGTCGAGTACGACGAAGCGTCAGTCAAAGACCTCTGTCTCAAAGCCAAGGACGCTCTCAAGAAGCCACCGACTGAAGTCACTGAAGTTGTTGAATGGACCAGGCACTTCTTCGGTATCCACAAGGAGTTCTTTCAACTCGCGGAGTTGTATACCGACAATCCACAACCCTGGCTCCCCTTCCTCACACTCGGGGAACTGATACACCGAAACTCCCCGATTGGCAGGTTCGTCTATGAGAAGGACCTTGAAGCCGCCTACGGTTACTTCAACTCCTCCCGAAGGCATCTGAACTTCGCCATCCACCTCTTTGTTACGATGAGGGAGGACTTGGCTGCAGCCAACAAGGTAATCCCCGAAGCGGAGACGAACGTCTACGAGCGGCTGATTAACCACCTCTACCTCCCTAACCTTGATCGACAGGACCCTGATAGCCACTGATGGTGTTGCCCTCCTCGTCCTCTCGACTCGGGGACAGGATGTCGGGACGCTGAAACATCAGCATTGACACCAACCAGCAGTACAGGAAGCTGTGGAATGAATCGTCTGGGTTTCCCTGACGGTGGTCATACACAATCATCCTGAGCTTCTCGTTGTACTCGGAGTAGATGTTCAGCATGTCGGTGGCGTGAGGCTTGTGGAAGTCTTCCCACCTTGGGAACTCACACTTCTTCTTCTTGATGGCATCGAAGATGGAAGCCATCACCTCAGAACGGTGAACCTTCCATCTCCCCATCTTCCCGTCGTAGGCCAACCGAGCATTGATACGAGCCATGTACTGAAACTTGTGAACTCTCTGCGGCCCAAACTCTCGTATGAGCCTGGAGTTCATCCCGAAACCGAATCCCCAGTCAGCCCCGATGAGCTGCACGTTGAACCGATGCAGCATCTCGTTGATCTTCACAATCTGGATTTCTGGGTCCGACTCCTCACCCACGTACCGGTGCATGTAGACCACCCGGAACTTCATATCGATGTAGGTAGCGATGGTGAGCACCGTGTAAGCAGCATCTCCAGTCCCCCAGTCGATGCCAGCGAAGAAGGGTTGGCCCAGAGACTTTGGACGAATTGCATCCAGAGTCTTCTCGTCCATCTGGTAGTCTTTACAACAAGCTCGAATCTGCGCCTGCGTCAGAGGACGGAGCCCTGATTCATAGCTGACACCCAGGACCTCGTTGAAGAACTTATCTCGGGGATACCGCTCGTAGTCGAGCAGAATCTCGTTCCAGTCCTTCCATGGCACCATGAGCTGAGGAATGCGGTAGCTCTCGAACGGTGCCTTGATGGGGTCCCACGCTACTTGCCACGCCCATTGCGCCCGCTCGTGCATCGGGTTGATGAGCTTGCCACACTTGGCGCAGATAGGACCCTTCTTCCCAATGTTCTTCTCGCCCAGGATGTTCCAGTTTTTACAACCTTCGCACGGTACAACCCACTCACCCTGTGTACTCTGGTTGCCTCGATACTCCTCGATGATGTTATCCAAGCTCTTCGGTGTGCCGGCGTAGACGAATCGCTTCATGCCGGAGGGAGCGTGGGCAGTACACTGCTCGATGACCGGGATGTTGTCCCTCAAGATATCCTGAATCTCATCGAGCTGCAGCATCCAAGCCGGGATGCCTCGAGCGCGGTCAGCGTTGAGGAACGCGTACCGCATGGTGATCTTCGAGCGGTTGATGAACTGCTTCTCCAAGATGTTCTGCGAGAGCATCTTGGTGGTGAACCGCTTGAGTATCTGGCTGGTCTCAATCGGCTCCTTGATACGGTCGTTGCTGAAAGTCTTGGTCTGAGTAGCTGAAGGACTGACGTACAAGACTCGGTATGCCTGTACGAGACTCATATAGCAAAGCGCCTTGTTCCCCAGCATGGTCGACTTCTCGACCTGCCGAGCGCAGAACAACAAGACGCGGGTAGCTGCAGTATTGTAGGGTCGGTAGAGGTGCCGGCGACCATCAAACGAGAACTTCTCGTAGGTCAGTCCATCCTCGGTAGGCATCTTGAAGACGCCATGAGTGAACGTCGATGGTTTAACCTGCTTGACCTTGGGAGCTTTCTTCTTGGCCTCCCTGAGGATGATGGGGTCTTCCTCAATCGCAGGCTCGGGATTCCATATCTCTTCCTCGTGCCAGGTGTCATCATATGGGTCCTCGTAACCCTCCTCTACTTGAGGTAGGCTACTGAAGTCGATGGCTGGTTCACCCACAGACGATCTCCAAGAGACTCAGGACCCAATCGAAGCACTACAGCAAGCCTGGGGCTGGCTGAGTGCTGGTGGCCCACACTTCAATGGTGGGTACACGTTGAACACGGACGCCATGGCGGGCCAACACCGAGCCTCCTTCGGGTTCACTGAAGCTCCTCCGAAGGAACTACACCGTAGTGTCAATGGCATCATCCGTGGAGTCATGAAGGATTGTGGGTGGAGCGCCAAGTACTTCAAGTACAGCAAGCGCTCTCTCGAGTTCACCCTTATGCCATGGCCTCTGTGGCGGCAGAAGGAGGACCAGCTTGAGCGTGAAAAGTACCGTCAAGCTGCTCGAAAAAGGCTTGAAGGAATGCATCTGGGTCCAGCAAGTGTCCGTACCCCTGAGCCTTGAACCACCACGAAGCGACCTCAGTGGTGTACTTCGCTTGTAGCCTGGGTGCCTCAGCCTCGAAGTAGCTCCTTGCTACCACATCAAGAGTCTTGGGGAAGGTCACTAGCCACCAGTTCCTCAACGGGTGGGCTTCATCGGGTTTGACACTACGCGGAAGGAAGAAGTGAACCACCAGGTTCTGCTGACCCTTACGATCTGTCTCCATCCGGTGCTCTACCCGAAAGAAGTTGTAGTCCTTTTGCTTGAAGAACATAGGCTCAGGAGACATCGCCCCTTCCTTTCCCCATACCTTGGCCTCTTGCGCAGGGATGTTCGACTCGTCGAACTCTTCTGGGACTACATAACGCTCAGTCATCTTCTTCGTTCCTCTCCCGCAGTAGTTGCATGTCAGCCGTGTGCTGCCCCTCGCTCAACACCTCCACTAATGGGGGCTGACTGCTATCGGTGTCAAGAAGCATCGCCATGACATCCCGTTGTAGCTGGTCATCAGGGCTGCCAACAATCTCCAAGAGCTCCCCCATGTTCCGAGCCACTATGGAAAAGTCTCTAGCGTGAGATGGAGACTGGGGACCAGTCACCGCCAGTGACTCAATAGTACGAACGCCCGCTGCGTACTCAGCTGCCCTCAAGATTCTGGCCATGTCCACCTGCGACGGCAAGAATCCATAACGTATCTGGTTCATCATCCCAGCCAGTGGAAGGATGGGAGAGTTGGCCGCATTGTGCCGTGGGTCCATGTACGTTGCGGACTTCATCGCCTCCCGCTCCTTGAGGTGCATGACGGTGTCACCATCGTCAATCATGTTGTCTACACGCAACCTGAGCAGTGCACGCATCTCAGTGGAGTCCACTAGAGATAGGTTGAAGAAGAAGTGGAGGTACCGACGCAGTATGTCAGGGTCGATGGTGAACTTCATATGCGCCAGCCGACTACAGATAGTCGATGGGTGGTCTTCCACCAGCACCATCGACTCGAGCGCTTCCTTCGCCCTCGGAGTATTCAGGAGCTTGAGCGCTCCCAACGTCACCCTGTCCTTGTGAAACATCGTGTGAATCTTCTCCGCCGTCAGGAAACGGTAGGAGGCACGATGACTGTCGTTGTTTGGATAGAAGGGCTTGGGTGGCTTCACCCGCCGTTTCAACCTGATGAAGTAAGTACCACCAGGCCAGTCAAGTTGGTGCTCTCGCACCGTGTGCTTGATGTCCTCTTCCGTGTACCCGTCAGGGTGACACATCAAATATTTTATGTAATACTCTGCGGGAGACCTACGAATCATGCCTGCACCCAAAAACCTTGCCGGAATGGTATTCGGCCGACTCACAGTACTGAACAGAGTGCCCAACAAAAGGCGGGCCAAGTGGCGATGCCATTGTACTTGCGGGAAGACCACGCTCGTTCTCTCCAACAACCTTCTCAGCGGTCGCACTACCTCGTGTGGATGCCTTCACAAAGAAGGGCTGGCGAATCGCCGACGAACACATGGAGAATCTGGCAAGACGGTTGAGTACCGAACGTGGAGGGCCATGCTCAACCGGTGCAACAACCCTAATGTCATCGGCTACGAAAACTACGGAGGTAGAGGAATCAAGGTCTGCAAACGATGGCAGCGCTTCGAGAACTTCCTGGCTGACATGGGACGACGGCCTAGTACCACACACTCGATTGAGCGAAAGGATGTGAACGGACCATACAGTCCCAACAACTGCTGCTGGGCTACTCCTGAAGAGCAAGCTAGAAACAGAAGGACGTCTAGGCTTCTCACTTACGAAAGAGAAACCAAGACGTTCGCTGAATGGTATCGCTCCAACAGAATCCCGGACTATATCCTCAACAGGTTGCGGCGAGGATGGTCGACAGAAGAAGCCGTCAACACCCCCAGATACACACGTAGACGCAAAGCTACACGAGTTGGTGGGCATACAACCCTCCCTTCACTCGAGTAGGGG